CTTCTATCTTTACCATCTGATTTTTCAAATCTATCTTGGTTTTGTCTAAGTGATCTTTCTAAATCAGTATAAACATAAAGCATAAATACTTCATACCCTGCTTCTTCTAATTCCTTTTTTAAATTGGCTGTTTGTTTAATTGATGCTGCTGTGCCATCTAAAATAAATGATTCTTTACCTTCTATTGTAGCTGCTACTTTTCCTTTAAATTCTTTATTAGCTGCTGCCATTGCTTTAGCTGCTTCGCTTCTATCTTCAGGACCAGCATTTTTTAAATCCAATGATACATTGGCTTTCTTTAATAATTCAATATAAGCGTTATCTACATTTAGCACTTTAATATCACCAAGATTTAAACCGCTTAAAATGGACCCTTTACCAGCACCAGGAGCACCAGCTAGAATTATTGCTTTTGGTTTTTCAATTTGTTCTTTGATAAGATCGTACAGTTTTATCATTATATATTTTGTTATAAATATACGAAAAAAAAGTGGGAAAGCCTAATTTTCCCACATTTAATTTATATGAAATTATAAATACTTAATCCAACTGCTATCTATAAAAGTTAAATCCGGGGTACTCAATTGTTCATGAATAGCTTTTACTACTTCTATTTCCCATCCTGTGGTTCTGTAATCATGTCCTCCAATGATTGTTTTACATTTAGGTAAATATAATTTTATATCTTGTTTAACACTTTCGTAAGTATGGTTTCCATCAATATAAATAAAATCAAAGTATCCATCCTTAAAATTTTCAACTACATTGTAACTATAATCTTGAATTAATTTTATATAATCCCAATAACGGGTATTAGTATAAAATTCTTTTTTTACTCTACTCCAATCCTCATTAAAAATATTTTTCTTTTCTTCTTCCCCCTTAAAAGGGTCTATACAAATAATTTCATCAAAAATAGCAGAAGAGGCAAAAATAGAGGTTGATTCACCTTTATAAGAACCTATTTCTAACATTTTTAATCCCTTAGAGTCTCCAAAAATATTACTTATATTACGACATAAATCAACAAGGCCAAAAAATTGATAATTAAAATTATCATAGTTTCTCCATTTAGGGGGGGAATTAAATCTTAAAGAAGGGGACATTAAATCATATTTTTTAAAAAATTTTTATATATTTCTCTTAGATGTTGTCTGGAATGTTGATGTATAAGGTGTTGGTTTAGGGTTTTCAAGGTCAAATAAAGCTTTAACATGATTGAATATTTCTATGTTTTGTTCCTGTGTGCGAGGTGATTCATATATCTCCCAATTTTTACCTTTTATTTTTTTACCATTTTTATCTGGTCCACGAGATTTAGATTTTAACCATAGTACTGCTACTCTATCAATATCTTTTCCATAACATTCTTCATAACATTGAGCATAGATTGCCCCTTGTAAGTCATAAGTGGTTTGTAAATGATTAGATGTTTTAAAATCTATAATCCAACGTTCTATTTTACCATCTATTTCAATTTCACATACTAAATCACAGGTACCTGCTACTTGTATTTTATCTGAAAATAGATGTACTTCTGCTTCTATTAATGTTGGGTTATAAGTTTCCCAGAAATCTACAAAACGTAAAAACATTTGCCATACATGAATAGGCATTTTAGGGTTACCATCTTTATATAAAAATGTAATCTCTTTACCGTTTAACCAGTCTTCAATCATTTCATGTACTAATGTTCCTTCTTCAGCTGCTTTTTTAACAATCCATTCAGCACTATAACCTACTTTTTTAAGCCAGTCTTCAAAATATTTACCTTTTGGGTAAGAGCTTAAAACATGGGTTACTGAAGGATAATATTTACCATTTCGCCTATAATACCTTGAATCAGGCATTGTAACTTGTTGATAATCATCCGAAATTTCGAGTATTCTTTTGTATGATTTTTTTATCATATAAATAGTTTTCGTTCCAATAATGAAGAATAAGTTAGTGGAACTGTTTTTTGTATAAGTCTTGTGAAATTTTCAAAACCCATTTCACTCGGGTCCTTATCTTGCATATCTATAAGATAGACTTCTTTACCTTGTGCCATTAAATTTTCACAAAAACGTAAAGCTTGTTTAATTGCATCCTTATCCAGAGCAATATAAATTTTATCAACTAATGAAGTAACAATTTTCTTCATTAAATTTTTTTGTATATTTTTTCCTAATAAAGGAATTGCATTTCTTTTAATAGCAATAGCATCAAATGGTCCCTCACATAATACTATTGGAACATTCCAATTAATTAAATGTTCATTTGGAATAATGTCTCTACTTACTTGAGGGTTTCTATATTTAACATATGGTTCTTTTTCAAATGAACGAGCAGTATAATAATTTAAGGCCCCATCTTTATCATAAGTTGGAAGTATAACCATATTTTTATATAAACCTTGTTTGCAATATCCTATATTATATTTTAATATATCGTGTTTACTTACATTTCTCTTTTTTAAGTACGCAGTAGCGTGTCTAGCCATGATATCGCTGTTATCAACGTCATTTAGGCTAATAAACCCATCAGGTAACGATATACTAGTTTGTGCTTTAGGTATATAATTACTATCTACATTTTTAGATAATGATTTAGCTTCATTAATTTTATCTTGACTAGCACCTGCTATTCTTAATAATAAACTAATAGATTTACCTTTTTTACCACAAACCCAACAATGCCAAGGGTTATGTCCATCTTTACTTTCAGTAAAATTAACTTCTAATTTTGGTTTATGGTGTTTACAGCTAGGACATTGGTAAGCCATATTACCACGTGCAGTTTGTTTGCCCGTACCAAGTACTGAATTTACTAATGTAACTAATAACTGATTCACCATAACGATGTAATATACGTTAGTGTTTTTTAATTTCCACTGGATCTTCAAATTCTTTAATATCTGCAAAATCTTTAGTATAAAATTTGCCTAATATATTGTCATTAAAAAATTCATCTGGTTTTTCTAACACTTGGTATAACATCTGGTATTTTACTTCAAAATAGGTTAGTAATTTTTTGCTGGGAACACATTTAATAATGCTTCGTTCCCAATCTGAAGTTTTACTTTCTTTAAGTAATGTTTTAATTTCTTTTTGTGAGCCGTAATATGTTTTCCAATCTGATTCCTTAACAGCTAATTTATAAGATGGTTTACGTCCTATTACTGTACCCAAAGCTTCTAATTCTTTTTTTCCTAGTTTTACTTTTCTAGTAAAAAATAATACTTTTTTGCCTATATAAATTTTGTTTGAAGGTATGTGTTTTACCTGATATACAAATCCGTAAGTATTTGGGGGGAATTCTGTTATGTCATTAATCGTTTCACTATTATAGATCCAACTCATAATTATTTGCTTTAATTAAACATTATTGCAACATGATAATACATATTAATTTAATTATTAATATAATATTCTTTCATTTCGCTTTTATTTGTGGTTTTCATAATAAAATTTAAAGGAGATGGGGGAGATAGCAAATTATTAAAATTTTTATTATTATTTTTAATAATATCTTTATGTTTTTTGGGAATATTAGGCATTTCACCTAATTTTTTCCATATAAATTTTGATTCTTCTCGTTTAGATAAATACCATCCATGGTAAGCTTTTAAAAAATACAACATATAATCACCAGGATATCCAATATCGTATTTTAGAGGTGATAAATTTATATATTTTAAACCTAAACTAGCATATAAATAAGCTTCACGATGTTCAGATATTTCAGAATAATATTTACTTAAAAAATAATACGCTTCTGGTCTAGTAGATAAGTGTGTAATAGCTAATTCTAATTGTGCTTTTTCCCATTGTTTTCTTCTTCCAATTGTATTTACTTGTTTCCATGTTTTTAAGAGACAATTATAAGATAATTCTATATCTACATTAATTAATAATTCAGCAGCTCTTAAAAAATAAGATAACGCAGCAGCTCCTTGTCCTAATTGTTCATATGTTTCTCCTAATTCTGCATTAAAATGAGGATTAAGAGGCTCGTTAATATAATTATGTAAATGTGTTTGTAAATTACTC